AGCTACTGAAGATGAGCAATTTATGATTGGCTCTGAAGTCTTTGTAGTAAATGATGATGGCGAAGCAAGTGCTTTAGCTTCAGGCTCATATACTATGGAAGATGGAGCTAAACTTACTATTGATGACAATGGTAAAATCTTAGATATGGGAGAAGAAAAAGAAGCAGAAGATGTAGAAGCTGATAAAGAAGATAAAGAAGAAATGGAACACGAGCCAGGACACGATTCAGAAGCAGATGTTGCTGATTGGGCAGGTATGGAAAAAAGAATCAAAAACCTTGAAGATGCTGTAGCTGATTTAAAAGCAGACCACGATAAACTAGATATGTCTGAAGAAGCTGAGGAAACAGTTGAAGAAGAGGTTGTAGATGAGAAAGTAGAAATGTCTAAAGATATGGTTACTAGCTTAGTAGAAGAAATAGAACACTTAAAAACTAAGTTATCAGAAATGGAAGAAACACCAGGAGCTGAGGGTTTTACTCACAATCCTGAAACAAAAACTAAATCAAATAGTAAAGTAGATTTAGCAAAAATGACTGCATCAGAAAGAGCAGCGTATTATATTAACAATAAATAAATTTAAAAAAAATGGCAAATAAATTAATAGAACTAAATAAGCAGTACAATTTTGATGTTACTGTAAATCCTGCTACTACTTACGCAGGTGAACAAGCTCTACCATATGTTACTGCTGCTGTAAAATCAAATGATACTGTTGCAAAAGGATATGTTAGAACAATGGATGGACTTACAAGTAAAGCAGTTATAAGTAGCTTAGTAACTAGCGACCCTATTGTAGGAGCTGCTTGTGGATTTTCTGATGCAGGAACTACTACATTAGGAGAGAGAGTACTTACTGTTACTGATTTAAAAGTAAATAGAGAAGTTTGTAGAAAAACATTATTCCCTACTTGGGTTGGAAAAAATATGACACAAAACGGAGATTTACCAAATAGCTTTTCTGATTTCTTATTAGAAGTAGTTGCAGGTCAAGCTGCTGCTCAAATAGAAAATGGTATATGGGTAGGAGATGCTTCAGGAATATTTGGAGCAGGATTTGTTTCTGATGATGGTGTATTTGACCAACTAGGTCTAAATGCTTCTGCAACAGCAGACTTTACACAAGTTACAATGAATGGTGTAGGTACTGCAACTGATGCTACTAATATAGATGATGCTTTAAAAGCAGTTTATGACACTGTTGTAGGTAGTCACCCAGGACTTGAATTTAAAGAGGGTTTTGGATTCTATATGAATAATAAAATGTTCAGCTTCTATTCTCAATTCTTAGCAGGTACAGCTACAGGACAAGGTATAAATATGTTAGGTTTAACATTAAATCCTGAAGGACTTAGTTACTTAGGGCACCCAATTTATAGATGTCCAGGTATGCCTGATGATTGTATTGTTGCAACATACAAAAGCAATCTAGTATTTGGAACTAACTTAGGAACTGATTTAACTGAAGCTCAAATTATTCCTACTTACCAATATGATGGTAGCGACAATGTAAGAGTTGTTATGAACTTCGGTATAGGTGTTCAAACAGGAATAGGTACTGATGGTGTAGTTGGTGTAACATTTTAATATACACCTAAATTAATGGGGGTTATAATATACCCCCTTTTTATAAACAAATAAAACTAAAATAAAATGGCTTGTAATTTAACAAAAGGTTTATTAGTTGATTGTAAAGACCAAATAGGTGGTTTAAAGAAAATCTTTTTTGTAAAATCTTACTGTTCTGATATAACATCAAGAGCAGTATTTAATGGCACTAATCCATTACAAATGGATAATGCAGGGTTTGAAAATTGGGATATTAAAGAAGATATAGGTAGTGGTGTTGATGGAGTTCAGGTTTTTCAATATGATTTAAGACCTAATCTTTCATCTATGACTGTAAACTTTAATAGTGACCCTGCAACAGGAACTACTTTCTTTGAGCAAACTTTATCTCTTTCGCTACAAAAATTATCTGTAGCTCAAACAAATGAGTTAAAGTTAATCTCTTATAATCGTACTCAGGTATTTGTGCTTGATAACAATGATAATGTATTTTTATTAGGCTTAGATAATGGAGTAGATGTATCAGGTGGTACTGCTGTAACAGGAGTTGCTAAAGGCGATATGTCAGGATTTACTTTAGAACTAAGAGCAGAGGAAAAGAATCCTATGATATGGCTTCCTGCAACACAAGGTACTTCAGATGGCTCTGGAAATGCTACAGCTAATTATCCATTTGATGGCTTAGCAGATAGTGCTAAATTATTAATCACAAAAGGAAGTTAATTAATAAATCGTTACTCAATTAAAATAGGGTTATCTAAGGATAGCCCTTTTTTATTAAATAAACTTTACAATTACAAAATTATTATAAAGTTTTTTTTATAAAACTTACATTTGAAAACGAATTATCTATATTTATATATACTTATAAAAGACAAATATTATGGCTTGGAAAGTAAAAGAACAGTACAAAGATTATAAACCATTAAATATGAACTTGGCTTATGGTCAACTAAGACCTCATCAAATAGACAATTTAAGTGATGAAATAAAAGAGAAGTATTTTGAACAAGATGCTCCTAAACCAAAAAAGAAAAAAAAAGAAGTTAAAGTAGAAACAAATCCTTACAATGAGTACACAGACTAAAGTTCCTGATTTTGAAATGTTTGCTGAGTACAATGAGAAGTTTGATAAAGCTACAACACAAGAAGAAAAATTAGAAGTTATAAAAGAGTATCAAGATAAACTATGGATAGATAATGTATAAAGCAGATTTTGTATTATTTCCTTTTGGAACATTTTTTTTATATGAGAATTTAAATGCTTATGTAGATTTACCATCTTCTACTTATTGGATTGTGTTAAAGTTTACAGGAAGAAACAACAATTATCAGCGTTCAATTATAGCAAGACCTACAAATGCAGACTTTTCTAGTCCTGTATATGAAAGTAATTCTAGGTATGTTAAATTTGGATTTAGTGCTTGGATTCCAAGATGGGATTCAGCCACTCAAGCAGTAGATACTTCAGCTAATAAATACACAGGTAATGTAGTATTACCTACAAAAGATATATACGATATTAAAGTTTATTATTCTACTTCTTTACAAATAGATACAGACCATTCTGATGTAACTCTAATATCTGAAATAAAACCTGTTGTACTTTCTACTGATGAAAATAGAGATATAGTTACAAATGCTGCAAATTGGGCGAATTATTTAAACCCTGCTTTTGTTACTTACAATCCTTATACAACAAATGATTTAACTGAAGTTGAGATGACTACTTTGGGTAAACCTGCTTCAGCTTCAGTAGATAATAGAGATGTACAGTATGGCGTACAAACTTGGACACCAAATTATAACAACTAATGAAAAAGAAAAACACAGAAATATCAGTAATACATTTAGCAGAGTTTAATTTGCCACAAGTTACTGAAACAACTAATAAGGATTGGATTCAATTTGGTACTGATAATATGTACCCTCAGTATTTACTTGAGCTATATAATGGTAGTAGTATTAACAATGCTATTATAAAAGGTGTTTCAGCTATGATATATGGAGAAGGTTTAGATGCTACTGATAAGCAAGATAGTGAAGAACATAAAGAGCAATGGCTAAGGCTAACATCTTTACTAGGACATTCACAGAAAGACCTTTTAAAGTGCCTAGCATTTGATTTAAAGCTGTTTGGAATGTGTTATGTTAATACGATATGGAATAAGCCTAGAACTAAGATTGTAGAAATGTATCATATTCCTGCACAATATATAAGAAGTGGAAAAGCTGATGGTTATGGTAATGTAAATGAATATTATTATTCAGCAGATTGGACTAATACTAGAAAGCACAAGCCAAGAACATATAAAGCGTTTGATGAAAAGGACAGAACAAGTGCAAGTCAAGTATTATGTATTAAAGATTATTCTCCAGGAAGCTATTATTATTCACTACCTGATTATCAAGGCTCTACTTCTTACATACAATTAGATATGGAGATTGCTCAATTTCATTTATCTAATATCAAATCAGGTATGTTTCCTAGTATGGCAGTAAACTTCGCTAATGGAGTACCTACAAGAGAAGAAAGAAGAACTATAGAAAGACAGATTAACTCTAAATTTGGTGGTAGTGGAAATGCAGGAAAGATACTTATAACTTTTAATGATGGAAAAGATACAGCTCCTGAGATAATTCCTATAAATGCTAATGATAATTCTGACAGCTATCAATTCTTATCTACAGAAACTACTAGAAAGGTTTTAACAGGACATAGAGTTACAAGTCCTTTGCTATTCGGTGTAAAAGGAGATGGTAGTGGCTTTGGTAATAATGCTGATGAACTTAGAGATTCTTATTCACTTTTCTCAAATACTGTTATTAAACCATTCCAAAACACGCTTTTAAGTGGTTTACAAGCTATTTTTAATATTTGTGATATAAACCTTGATTTGTACTTTAAATCTCTTAAACCTGCTGATTTTATAGATATTGAAACAGTGGCTAAAGTTAGCGAAGATGACCAAGAGAAAGAGGGAATAGACACAGGAGAGCCTGTAAAGAAAGAATTTAAATCTTTAGATGATATAGATACTAAACCAACTAAACAAATGATGAGAGAGGCTAAAAAAGGTCTTGAGATGAGAAAAGAATTTGGTAGAGGTGGTACTGAAGTAGGCGTAGCTAGAGCAAGAGATATATCAAATGGTAAAAATCTATCTATAAAAACTATTAAAAGAATGTACTCTTTTTTTAGTAGACAAGAAGAATCAATAAAAAACGGAGAGGGGTTTAAAAAAGGAGATAAAGGCTACCCAAGTGCAGGTAAAATAGCATGGCTACTTTGGGGAGGAGAAGGTGGTTTTAATTGGGCAAAAAGAAAAGTAGAAGAAATAGAAAATGTAGAAGAATTAACTGAGCTTTCTGATGACCAATTTGATATTATATTAAACAACTTAGAGGGGGAGCAAATAAATGAGGAAGAATGGGAAGTTGTAGATGAAAGAGAGCAAGGCACAGGAGATGATTACGAAGAATGGGCAGATAGGTTTATACAAAAAAGAGAAGATTTTGCAGTAAATGAAATTAAAAGTAATGAAGATAAATTTAGTTATTTAGACAAGTCTTATTATAGAGTTAGATTTAAGTATGCTGTAGGAACAACAAAAGGCTCAGGTAGTAAATCAAGACCTTTTTGTCAAAATATGATGAGATTAAGTAGAGGGGGTTTTGTTTATAGAATTGAAGATATAGATATAGCAAGTGAAAGAGGAATTAATAGACAATTAGGACACAATAAAAAACCTTATGACTTATTTAAGTTTAAGGGTGGTGTTTATTGTAGGCATAAGTGGAACGAAGTTTTATATAGACTTAAAAAAGGTACTGAATTAAAAAATGGTCAAAGTTTAGATAGAGATTATAACAAAGTAGATAGTATTCCTGCAAGTTATAAAAGAAAACCAAAAGGATTAAGAGAAAGTAAAATAGCTCCTTATAATATGCCAAATAATGGACATTATCCAGGAGTAAAATAAAATAAATTATGGCAATACAACATACACTTTTTATAAGTACGGACAGATTAAAAAAAGATTCAGCTCTTGGTGGAAGCGTAGATGACAATTTACTACTTCCATATATACTAATGGCTCAAGATAGATATATATTACCTGTGCTTGGAACTGATTTAAATGACAAATTAATATCTGATATACAAGGTAGTAGTTTATCAGGAGCATATCTTACGCTTTTACAAACATATATACAACCTGCTTTAGTTCAGTTTGCCTTTGCTACTGTATTACCATTTCTTAGACTAAGAATGGTAAATAATTCCATTGTTACAATGTCAAGTGAGCAAGGTAGTAGTGTTTCTCATAGTGATTTAAAGCCTTTAATTAATGCTAGTACAGACCAAGCTGAATTTTATAGAGAAAGACTTATAGATTACATAAGAAACAATACAAGTAGTTTCCCTGAGTATAGCACAAATACAGGCTCAGACCTTACACCGACCTCAGAAAACTATTATGCAGGTTTAAATTTAGATGTTGCTCCATTAAGTAACAAGACAAAGTCCTTTTTACAAGGAGCAGATATAACGATATGTTGCTAAATTATGCAGACAAAACAAAAGGAAAAACAAAGGAAAAATAACGAACAGAAACTTAAAAAATATTTAGATAGTTATGGCAAATCAAAGACTAACAGACAAAACAGCTCTAACAGAACAGGCAGGTAGTGGTGATTTATTAATGGTTGTAGATGTTTCTGATACTACAGGTAGTAGTGCAGGAACAAGTAAAAAACAAGATTTTAAATACTTAATGCAAACAGATAAAATTTCTTTAAGTAATGCAGAGGCTCAGGCTTTAAATAGTTCAGCTAAGACTTTAGTAGGAGCTTTAAGTGGTTATATGATAACTGTATATAATGTAACATTTTTAGTTACAACTCCATCAGGTAGTGAATCAGCTAATAAAAATATGTTAATGGGTTATGATAGTTCTACAACTAATTCTTATTGGGCATCACATAGGGGTTTTATGAATGGAATTGGTGATGATAGAGCTTTTAGTTTTTCTGCTGAGCCACCTGCATCTGCTACTATAGATGGTACTATACTAAATAAACCTTTTGTAATATGGAGTACGGGAGCTTTTAATGGAGATTGGACTGCTGAAATTTATGTTACCTATGCTTATACAAAAGTTTTATAATATGAAAATAAATCAAACACATATATACTTTTTTTTAATAGTTTTTGTATTGGGATTAGGTACTTGTAAGGCACAAGACTTTTTTAAGTATGCTACTATATATTCTTCAGGTAGCATAAATACAAGTATGATAGAGAATCAAGACTATATAGCAATAAATAAAGGTTATGAAGAAACAACTCAAATAAATCCTTATGACTACAACTTTACAATTGGTATTAGAAAAATTGCAAGATTCAATTATGAACAGAAACTTACAACTTGGTATTATGGGAATGAAAAAAGCGTTGCTGATAATACTACCATTGGTAATAATAATGGTTGGGAGTATTTGTTTAATTATTCTTTTATTCGCAATCGTTCTGAAGTATACACTAATAGAGATTTTTGGCTTAGATACTTAGGTAGTAGTTTTGTTGCTAAAATACAAATAAAAGATGATGAGAGTAGGGATTTAGAATATGCCTCTTTAGATGCAAGGTTTAGAGTTAATAAAGGAGCATTTGATTTTACTATTGGTGGTGTAGTTAGAAATCACCCTGTTTATGGTATAACACCTATTGAGGATTTTTGGGTAAGTGGAGAGAGTGCCTTTCAAGAATTAGCAGAAGATTTTGGTTATTCAACTCAATTTGTATTTGGTAGTCATCATTGGTTTAATGATGGAGAATTAATAGCCACTTCAAATGATGAGTTTTTTAAGCATTATTTTGGCTCAGCTATAGCTCAGTATAACCAAGAGCAATTAAACGCTTTAGGTAGCGTTTCTGAGCTTTCTGTAGTTATTGGAACAGCTTATTATTACTATAGTGATAAGTATTGGATTCATTCTTGGCTAAATGTAATGCCCTTTCACTATGGTTTAGATGATTATTCTTATGATTATGAGGGTGTTTCTACTGATGTTGATTTTGGTTTAGTGGCAGGTTGGAGAATCACAAAGAATTTAGGTGTATTTGTAGAGGGAACTTATTTAGAGTATTGGGAAAAACCTATACAAGAGTTCAAATTTGGTTTTAATTATTTAATATTTTAGTATGAAAAAAATTTTATTATTCTTTTTAATTGTTAGTTATGGGTTTAGTCAAACAAATTGTGAATTATGCGTTGAGCAAAACGGATTTTATTGTGGAAATGATGAAGCTAATTGGACTCAGTATTCTCCTCTTGGTTGTGTACCTAATGGTCTTAATAACTTGTATTACCTTAATGATGGTTGGCCTCC